CTAATATCCGCCCCGCCACACTTACCAGCAAATCACTACATATTCCCCTATTGGGATCATGCTCCGCTGGGGTAGAAAAAGGAATCTATGACGAGATACTCGACTGGATACCAATACCAGACGAGGTGGCAAAAATGTACAAACTCAAAAAAGGCAAAGCCTTTGCACTCGTCGTAGATGGGTCATCTATGGAACCCACATTAAAAAACGGCGAATTAATTTACGTCCGTGTCCATGAAGACTATAAAGATTTAGTCGGCAAGGTAATTGTGGCTAGAATAAACCATGATGAAGATGCCGTACTCAAAAGACTGGTTAAAACCAAAAAAGGTTACATACTAAAATCCGATAATCGTAAGTTCAAGGATATTCCTTGTGGTTCCGGTGTAACAATTATCGGACAAGTAGTAGCTCAATTAAACATGGTTGAGTAATTCGTTCAATTCCCCTGCCCCGGTTGGACGAGTTTCGCAACCATATATAATAATGGAAGGATAAAAACATGAAAAAACTATTAATCGGATTGATGTTGTTGTTTATCGCTAGCCCTGCACTTGCTGAAACTGAGCCTGTAAAGGCATTAGGTTTTACATTTGGAGCCTCTCATGCAGAAGTATCTAAAATATGTAAATTAACACATAGAGCTGAATTAAAAGAAACAAAAAGTATTATGTATAAAGTAGAAAAATATTCTTTTCCTCTTTCCGAAGTATCTTCATCTTTTGTGTTTTTTAATGAAAACCGTTTATGGGGAATCGTAGTTACAAGTAAAGATAACCCCAATGATCCATATGGGAAAATGGCGAAAGCAGAATATAATCAAATTGTTACTGCTTTGAGCAAAAAGTATGAATGTACAAGAAGCGAACATTTCCCGGATTATTTATCTAACTCATTATTTTCTTATGCTTTAGGGCAAGGAACCGCTTGGCATTATACTGATTTCAAGGATGATAATGTCACAGGCAGAATTTCTATATCCACCGATCCTGAAAGCTACAATGATGCAACTCTTTGGACTTTAATATATAGATATAGGCCAATTGCAAAAGAAGTTGATAAAAAGGAAGACAAAGACCTAGAAAAGGCTTTATAAATGACTTGGCAAGCTAAGGTCGAAATTTATCCAAGTAAATCTAAAAACTATGATGCTGTAATTGAGTTCGGGAAAGATACAGCCTCAGAATATAAAGAAGAAGAAAAAAAGATAGTTTTTATTTACAACAAAGATAAATGCCCCGATCTTGGTGTAATGCTTGCTCGTATTTGGCAATGGAAAGGTGCTTTTGTTTATGTCAACGATCATGCTATTACAATCCATTATCTTCATTGGGCATTAGAATGTATGCTCTATGATAGTAACCGAAGGGTATGCAAAACTGCTACTTGTAAGCTCTGCCCTGCTTATTATGATAGATGCAAAAAGAAATTTAATGGCGTGATTGATATAGATATCGAAACAAAATCTTTACCAAGCATGAATTTAACGCATCATGTTGAGTATTAAATAAAGGGGGAAGGAATAATGGCAAAGAAAAGGAAGGCAATATTAAAAGGAAGAAGCGCCGTAACCGGTCGATTTACAACCGTAGAAAAAGCTCGAAAATACAAAGATACTCATGTTGTTGAAAGAATAAAAATACCTAAAAGGAAAAGAAAAAAATGACAAAACTTGAAGAGAAACTAAAAACAGTAGACAAAAATTGCCAAGATACATTTAACGATACTTTCAAAATATTTAGTATGATTACCGACCGCCTATTTACTCTTTACAGAAACATTCAATGGATATTTATATTATTTTTAATAACATTTGCAATAATATTATTACTCTTTTTACCCTTAATTCAAATGACAGAATATAAAGAATTATTTATTTCTCATTGGGAAAAACCCTTTAATCTAATAGTTTTAATAGTTGGGGGATCAATTCCATTAGCAACATTAATCTACCTATATTCAGCCACTAAAAAAAACTTTATGCAAATATCTAAGCTGGAAAAGAAAGAAAAATAATTATGTCAAGTTAATCCGTACAGAATTATTGCCCAAGCTGTATATTATGCGACGTTAGGTGTTAATAAGTAAAGGGGTAAAATTCGTAACGGTGACGATTAGGACATTAGCACTTTTGGTGGTAGATTAGTAAAAATTCGATTGGAGGTAATTAAACATGGGTTATCTGTACAATTGTACGAGTTATCAACTTAGCGTACGGAAAATATGCCCTTCTCAAGTCTTAAAACATAGTAAAGGTGTACACGTAGCATTATACGACCGTACAAGTGAGGTGTGGATAAATGCAATATAATCCTTTATATCTAGGGCTTAAATTAAAGTTATTGAGGCGGGATAAGGGTTATACCCAACAAGAGATGGCTTGGGAGCTTAATATGTCCATATATACCTATCAATCTCTCGAAGAAGGCCGGAGATCAAAGCCTTATATCCAAACAATCGTCAAATTAGCCTATCACTTCAAACTTTCTGTAGATGAATTGATAGGCTATATAAAATAAGCCGCCCTACCCTTTATTTTAGCCCTATACTAAAATAAGTTATATGTTTGGTGACCAAATAATTGAATAGGACGGCATTGTTTATGCCTTTGTTTTAATTGTCTTGGCTAAATCGATACCACCTTCAACTGCAATATATCCTAATATCAATGCTACTGCTTGATTAACATCCCCGTTACCAATAAAATAAACTGCGCCAGCCACTACAACAATTAATTTTCTACTTAAAAACTTTTTAATGAAATCCATTAATTCCACCCCCTTTTTTCAAAATATTTATGGAATAAACTATCTCGGAATCTCTCAAGCCAAACTTTTATATGCTCCCAAAAGGTAAAACTTTGCTCTAATGTTTTTGCGGTTATTGGTTTATTTCTAGGTTCTTTATCTTCAAGACATTTTCCAAAATCCGGGGGATTAATAAGTGGCTCTATCTTCTTAGGCTCTGCTTTTTTAACTTCCTCTTTTTTCGCAAACAATCTAAAGGTAACTATTGGGTAACAATTCCCTTTGGTTTGCCCATCAATAGGATCAATTATTAATCCATCACCAAGCCATACAAAGAAATGTTGCGGGACTCCTTTATCTACATAATAATTTGTTTCTGCAATACAAGGCATCCCTACTTTTTGTTGATTATGCGTTTCTCCACAATAACTAAACCTTAAAATCTTAGCTGCAACATCAGGAAATAATAAACCATTGTCATTAAACGCATTACCTTCATTTAAAAGATCAAGTATAACATCAGGAGTTCGACCATCCATAATAGCCAAAGCTGTAACAAAACAACCAATCTCACCGAGTGTTAGATTAGTTTTCCCTATTTTTTTGTTTTTCCATTTTTCGTTTTTTTGGCTGTAATTTTGCATCTTAACCCCTTTATTAGTTTTTTTAAATGCCTAATTATTTTTAATGCTCGCTCTTGCCATTTACGGATTTTTACTAGCTCATCGTGTAAAGCCTTTAATGCTTTACGATCAACAATACAAAAATCTTTATGTAAATTTTCTAATACGTTTTTACTCATTTAACTACTAGCTTTATTATGCTTTCCCATACATTTATACCTGACAAGAAAGAAAGCGTAATACCAATAATAACCATTATAAAAAGTTTATTATTGAGTTCTTTTAAGGCTCCTTTCATATCTTTAAATCCATTAAAAACATTATTCTCAAGATCATTTATTTTTTCTCTGCTTACCGCTCCATATCCACAACCATTACCACTCTTTAGCCCCTCTATAAATCCATTACCTTCACTCATAAAATCTCCTTTAATTAAAAAATTGTCGTTGTATAAGTAATTATTCCGCCTTCAATTCTATTGGCGGGGTATTGAGTATTAACTCTGCAATAATAATAATTATTAGCATTATCAATTGTTGCCGGGACAGGATTTAATGTTACGGTTAATTCTCCAGTAAGCAATGGATCAGTTGTCCCCCAATCCAAAAGTGTTCCCAATACATTGTAAGCAGAAGCAATAGGCTTAGAATACATATAGAAAGATACAGGCCCCGGAACAGCCGCTATATAGGCTTTGAAATAACCTTGAGTCATAACTGCCCCATGTGGCAAATGAAGTGGCGCAACTAATTCATGTTCACCTGCTTGTATATAAGAATAACCATACGCATTGTCGTGATAAGAATTATCACCCTCTTTTGCGCCTCTAAATTCATTACCCGCAATAGCATAATATTGTGTTACTGATCCACCCAAATCGATGGAATTGCAATATAGCGTATCCCAACGAAAAAGATTGCTACCTAAATTATAGGTACTATCTGTTTCAGCCCCGGTTGCATCAAGAGGTAGAACATGTTGCAATCTATATTGAAAATTTCCCATAACTTGAGTTGCATCTGCTGGCCAAGTCCCATCACAAGGATCATTTTGTATATTTGTCCAAACCATATGTTTACACCCCTCTCATTTTAAAATCACACGTAAAATCCATGACGTTATATACAAGTTTAATTATTTTCATTGCTCTTTCTTGTATTTGAATCCCCCCTATTCGACCTGTCCAATATCCTTTATTCCAATAAAATTTATTCCAAAAATAACCCGGATTCTTAGCTGCTACCCCCACATAAGTTACCGTTACAGGATCAAGTAATTCTAAGTGCGGAATAAATTTTGTATGTAATATTATTTCTTCTCTTGATATTGAAAATTCTTGCAAAAATGCAGTGCAAATAGTTGTTTGCAAAGTGCTATCTGTTATAAAAGGATTATCAAATTCATATTCACGAACACCATATTTCCAAGAAGAAGAATCATCCCCTATTTGCCAGCCAGTTTCTTCAACGATTAATAATGGGAGCGTATCTTTCCATGTAGCTCGATTCTTAACCTTTTTTAATCCATCATTATAAGCAGATGCCCCAAGAATATTTACATACATACCTTGATTGGTAAAGGAATAAACACTCGCCCCGGCTGGCTCCCTATCCCTAAATACTAATTCCCAATCACCATTAATATACCAACATGAATTACTTATCTCGGCTAGCTTGCCTAATGCTTCTCGGCAAGTCATTCCCGTAAAGTCTGCTAAATCAACTGTTATGTCATTTCCGGGGCTAATACTTGACCCATCTAAAAATGGATGAAAAACATAATTAGTATCTTTTTGTAAATCGTATAATTTCTGTACTAATTGCGTAATTGTTTGACTTCGCCACCAACGTATTTGTCCTTCAAAACTATAAACATCACCAAGACTAAAAATATCATCCTGTAACATTAATTGAGTTCCATCTACATAATTAGTTATCTTTGTGCTTTCTCCGGTTGTTACATTTGTTACCTCTAAATCAATGTAATGCTCATCAAAACTTGCGGCCGCATCTCTTAATCTAAAATCCGTTTCTGTTGTTACTGTTCCACCCGCCAAGGTTCCATCATTAATGTCTTCTGCTGTTTGCTCATCAAAAATCATAGTAGGATTAATACAAGGGATGGTTATTGTGCTATCAGATTCAATATTAATTTCGTCAGCATTTATAAAACCAACACCAACATCGTAAGAATAAGATGTTCCCGTTTCAATATCAGTATACCCAGCAGATATTTTTATCTTCGTTTTATGCCTTGTTAAATAACCACTAAAAAAACTTCCGGGATTTGTTTCAGGAGAAAACTCTTGTAATCGACTAACTAAGGTTAAAGTAAAATCACCTTGCGTAAATTCGTTTAATTCCGCATCGTCAATATTCCAAGTTATTGCTGAAATATCAAGTACATAATCGGAAACATCCAACCAATCCGTTTCAAAATATTCACCAGCAATAGGTACTAATAACCGGCGTTTCATTGAAACTGTTTTAAAACAATATTGATAATCTTTATTTATCTCATCAGTAAGTGCCATGTTATTATACTTCCTTAACTTCTATGTTCCCGGAATAACATCTCGTTCCCGCAGGTGTCCATGCAATAATCTTTTTAAAATTAAAATCATTTACCCAATTAACATAATATTGATCGAGTAATTGGTTTTCATCAGGAAGTACCCAAACTGATTGATGCGTAAGTTTTAAATCATATAAATCATCGACTAAATCTTCAGGTAATGTTTCAAATTCCCAATTATTTTGATATTTAGGATTCATATTTTCTATTATGATTAGATTGCCACCATTTGCTTTTTCATGTTCGTGTTTCTTTGTGTAATATACCGGTTCGTGCGTATCTGGCAACCATTCGTCTTCAAGGTCAATTAATTCCTGATAACACATAAACTCACCAATACGTTTCTCATCATCAGCCGGGAAAGTAGTTTGTGAAGTTAATATAACGTTGGTAGTAGTAATTTGGGTAAAACTATGTATTACGCTTTCGTCAGTATTTCCAGTTACCGAAATAACTGGTGAGAAATCTACCCACATACCCATTCCAGTATCAAAATACATTATTCGATAACTATCTAAGTTTATGTTTCTCAAACAAATATGGTCAAAAGTTTTAAATGCGGGATACCAAATTGATACAGCTTCACCAATCAAATCATTACTGCCAACACTCGCCCATTGTGAGGAAGTGTTTCTATCATAAAGATTTGCCTTGGTTGCATCACCACTAGAAACATTAACAAGTGATGTATCTTCTACATAATTTTTACCAAAGATTTTCATACAGTTATATTCCTTCTATCAATTTTGTTAATATTGGTCTTAACCATCTTGGCAAATGCAAAAGCATCGGCTGGTTTCCCCATAAATGCGCCAACGTTTATATTTACAGTGCCACCCATATTTCCCATTTTTTCAAGTGGGATAACAGCTTCGGCGCCAGCTTCACCAATGATGGCCTTAGTTGGTTTTGTTACAATCCCACCCTCGGCTAATTGAATTGCATTAACGGCTGCTAATCCTGCTGCGGTAGCTGCGGCAATAAGAGGAATACTGGCTAAACTTGCACCAGCCGTTAAAGGTGCTTCAACAAATGCTTTTGCTGTTTGCTCTGCGCCCCATGCTTTAATTTTTGCTGAGATTTCACTTTTTATGCCTTCTAATCCACTGATAACACCCGCAGTTGCAATATCTTCTTGTGTTTTAAGTAAATCCCCATCAATTAATTTCTTTTCTTCAGCAACCTGAGCGGCTATTTCTTTTTCTCTAACGGCTTTCCATTCAGCAAGCATAAGCACGTCTTCAACATTTTTTTCATATAATGCAAGCTCTTCCTCATATGCAATTTGCATTAATTCAGACTTAGATTTTGTGGCTTTATTAAATTCTTTAGTAAAATCTTCAAGAACCTTTTTCTTTTCATCCGCAGTTTCTTTTGCCTTTGCTGTTTCAATCGCAGCTTTTTCAATAGCTTTAGCTTTAGCGTTTTCAGCAGCAAGGTTTGTCCCGGCTATCATCGAATTAACAACATTAGTATTTGTTTCCTTAACTCCCTTGCCATAATCAACAAATGCAGCTTTAGCTTTAGAAAATGTTGTTTTTATCCTATTAAAACCCTGTTTCCATTCCTCTGGGATAGCTTTGCCTAATAATTGTAATATTGGAGCTAATGATTTTTTCCATTCGTTTATTACAGGAGCAACAACATTCGCAATAACGTTTGCAATATTTTTTAACCAATTCCAAAAACTTTTTAATGCTACATTTGCACCCTTATTTACCGCAGTAGTAAAATTAATGATTGAGGCTCTAGCAGAGTTTGTTTCAGGTGTAAATTCTGATTTAATAACACTTGCTGTTGCTGAAAATCTACCGGCCAAATTGCCAACAGCACCGGATACCTTCTCAATTACAGAGGCAAGATTTAAAATAAGCGGAGTAACAACTCTAACTAGATTTAAAAATGCACGTTGTAAACTTAGCCAAACAGGTAATAACTTTTCTCCGATTTCTTCCTGTAAATCACCAATTTCAGCCGTTATTATTCGCATTTGTCCGGCGGCTGTTTTACCCGAAGCCTCTGCAAATCCGGCAAAGTTCTGATCTAATATCTCTGTTAAAATATTTACTTTTTCTTCGCCCTCAGCAAGATTAAATGCTTCTCGCTGAACATCATTCATTACGATACCATATCTACTTAAAGCCCCTGCCCCCATTGTCATTGATTTACCTAAAGCAACCGCTATATTTTGTAAATCAACTTCTTGACCTGATAATTTAGCAGTCGCAGCAGCCATATCTAATAAACGTGGAGTTAATGCCTCAAGCCCATCTTTTTGAAGGGCAAATGTAGATAACATAGCTTGAGCATTTGTTATTTCCTCATCAGCAAATCCAGTTACTTTTTGTAATGCCGCAGCTTGTTCTTTTAATGCTATAACATCTTCGTTAATTAAATCTGTTCGCTTACCAAGCATATTGGCTACATTTTTTATACCTGCGGCTAATTTGGCTTCGGCTAGTTCCTGCTTTTCAAATGCTTTTATTGAATCTTGTGCAAAGCCAACAATCGCTCTACCAACTTGTTTAAATACCTCAACGGCTAAAAGCCCCTTGGCAAACTCCATCCAAGTAGCGCCCATTGATTTAAAGCCTGATTTAGCAGTAGCCGCAGTTTTTTTGCTTTGTGCTTCTACTTTTTTAAGGCCGGATTGAATATTCTCTAATCCCTTACCCTCTTTAACGGCCTTTATTCTTAATTTGACTTCTTTATCTACCATTATTTATATCGCCTTCCAGCTTTAACAATAATAAAAGGATTCGCTCTAAAGTTGAATGAAGATTACGAACATGAAGAAACAATAAACCTAACGACACAAACATTAGCGGTGTATAAAGATTAAACTTTATGACTAAATATGCGACACCAGCAATGGTCAGCAAATTAAGCAACCATTGTAGCGCCTTTGCCCATCTAGGAAGCATTTATTTCACCCCCTAGTGAGTAGCTTCACCATCATATAAATAAACGTGTATTGGCGTATCGTAGCCATATACGTTATCAGCAAAACATTCAAATTCAATGGTTTGCGTCATTAATTCAGAAGAGCCGACCTCTGGCATGTTGTTTTTAAACCTTACTTTAGGCATATCAATAATCATTTCATAAACTTGACCGGGTACAATCTCCTCAGTAGAGGTATAAACAACTCGTAATGCCATATCTTCAAAATCATAAAATCTGTCGTATTCGTCCCAATTTTCAAAGTCAATTGTAAATGTTCCACCGAATAATGGACGATCTTTAAATGGCTGATTCATTACAGTTTGACCGCCACCGATTTTCCAATTATCTTGCTTAATCGTTTGGTTATATTTCAAAGCAACATCATCACAATAATAAGTTACCGCACCTGCATTAGCCGTCAAAGCTGCTTGCCAAAAGACAAATGGGAATGTTTCGGTAAATACTGCAACCTCGGCTACTCCGGCATCCTCTTGCTTACCGCTTCCATTAATCTCAACATCTAACAGGTTTTCATTATCCTGTGTCATATTTAATTCATTAACTTTATAACCACAACCATCACGAGGATCGGTTAAACCTTTCCTTAATGTCAGTGAAAGTTGGCGATCGCAAGTAGTCCCGGCAATATATTCGTGTCTTACAACGCCGGGGAAGGTTATAACATCAGATACGGCATCACCAAAGAAAGAAGCAAGAATAATACCCATGACATGAGGATAACCATTAAAAGTTACGCCTCCGGTATATGCTCGCCTTCCTTGCACTGGCGTATGGCCAAACCGACTCGATCTCATTTCTGATTTTCTTTCAATCCAAGCCATATCCCCCTTTAAAGTTTCTGTTTTAAACGGGATAAAGATTGTTGGATGATCGTATGCGCCCCATACTGTTTCAACTGCTAATCCCCAATAACTGTCATATCCTAAATTTACCATTTTTTATTCCCCCTTTATTCTACTGGTTGCCATTCAGGTTTTTTTGTCCTGCTTGCTAAATCAATTAAACTTGCATGATCTTTTGGCCGGAGATTAATTACTTTACCGGGCGTTATATTCCCGATCTCCCCACCATCAATTAATTTGATAGTGCAATTTTTCTCGCCAATGTATCTGATCTTCATTTTTTTACCTCCCTTTTTATCTTTGACCTACAAAGAAGTATCTGCTATGTACTTTCAATTCAATAACAACATGCGCAGATACGTTTTGCCCAATATTTTCATATGCAATTGTTTTTAATGTTGGATAATGACCAGTATTATTAAAACTTAAATCATCCGCTGAAGCATCTGGCAAATTCTCAATAGCATTTTTTATATCGGCCTCAAAAGTATACAAACCAATATAATTATTAGCGGGATCATCAAACATAACGTTATTGTTATATGGTTTCCGATCTCTAATATCAATAATTCCTCTAATTTCCAATATATAAAAATCCTGCTTACGTTTTGGAAAGTCTGCATATTCTTCATCAGCACCTATTGGGTGAACAGTAATACAAGGCATTTCACCCGATACAATTCTGTCCATATTAAAATTGCTATTAAAAACATTTTTAACATAGGCAGATAAAACCGGGTTTTCTTCTAACCTTCGCATTACCTCATAATGAATATCGCCTTTTACTGTCATGCAAAATACTCCTCTACAATTTTGCCGATATTTTTTTCTAGTCCAGAAAGAATTGCATCAAACGACTGTTCAATAACTTCTTTAAATGGTTTACCGCCTCTTATCGTTACACCCTTTGGTGAGCCAACATAACGACTAGGTTTTGTTATCCCATATTTAATATATGGAACATAATTAACTTTATTTGAAACAAGCCAAGATGCTTTATCAATTCTCCTCGGAGCGCCCCAACCTCTTCGTGAATGACCTGTGTTAGCTGGATTAGCATTTTTAAGGTCTTTATTAAGATTAAGTGCTGCAATTCTTAAAGCGTTATCAACATTTTCAAAGGTTTTCCTATCCGATTTTTCCAATTGATTTATCAATGTAGATAAATTAGGATCAAATTCAGCTATTAAATTAATCCCTACCATAGCTCTACCTTCCTAAATTTATTATAGGTATCTTGTATATATTCCGGGAAAGTAGTTAATATAACTGCTTTATCAATGCCATCCTCAGTCGTATAAGTAACGGTTTTTAAATTAGATAGAATAGCTGTTATCTCAGTTGCTAATTGCCTAATAAAATCAGGTACTATTACATTTCCAGCAATATAACTCAAAGTTATTCCCTGCGGTTCTGATGAAAAATCTTGTGCGGCTTTAATATAAGTGGGATATACCCAAAAGTTAGTGCCTTCAACTTGCGCAGCACCATCTATTAATAAAGATATAACACTATCAATAGGATAATATTCAGGGAATAAAAGGGTTTCCTCAATCGTCTGCGTTTCACTATCGTGTATCTCTAAAAAAGCCCTCTGGTTCCAAACTCTTTTAGTATTAATATCAATCATTTCAGAAGCACGGGGGATAAGCTGCTTTATCTTCTCATCATTATTATGATTTGATCGATCAATCTGACAAAACCGTTTAACATCAACATAAGTGCAATAATTATTGTTAGTTGTAATCGTAAATCCGGTGGCTAAAGTTCCATCACCTAATAAACTTTCGACTACAACATCATAAGCCTGCGCAATTTGTCCATGTAAGTCAAAATCACAAGTAATTGAAGTATCACTAACAATGGTAAAGTTAGCGCATTGAATGGTTACAGCACCATTGATTAAATAAACGTTAAATGCCGGATCAGTTTGATAGTTTGTACCAGTGATAACAACTTCAACCAATCCGCAATTATTCTCACTATTTGGGCTTATTGCCGTTACTGTTACTGCCAATGATCGGCACTCCTTTTTCGAAAATTACACCCTTTTGTGGGTCAAAATCCCAATGATCTCCGGGTATTTCGTTATGCTTCCGTAAAACTTCATTAAGATAATCACTAAAATGCTTAGAAAAAATAGCTGCGGTACGTTTATGACTATTAATTTTGTTTAAATTCCATAAGATAAATTCATGCTCACTAGGAGAAAGTTTTATTTCTTTTTTCTTCTTCTTTAAAATGACTTCTGCCATTTTTTACTCATTCCAAAAAGTAATTTGCGCAGTCCCCGGAGCCGTTGGTCTAAAATACATAGTACGATTATGCCGACAATAAATTGCGTCTTCCTGAAAAACTTGTGCCGAAGGTATTGACTCATAATTTGGCATTGTTGGCTCATAACTAACATCAAAACCCGGTGAGCCTACGCCTTCTAACATACGCACTCGTATTCTTCGAGTATAAGCTGGGAAAGTAAAAGCATAGATATTACCACCAACCGGCATACTTAACATTCTTTGATTAGGCTTTAAAACGTTTTCCGTTGAGGGATGCTGCCATCTTTCATGATATTCAGCCATTATTTTTCCCCTTTTTCTTCTTTATTTTTAAGCGTTTATTTCGCTTACCGTCTTTTTTGGTATACCCCGGAAATCCATCGTCCTCATCAAGAAACGGAAGAGCTGCACTTTGCTCTAACTCTTCCATTTCTTTTAGAGGATCATCCTTTTTAAACAGAATCTTTCCAATACCCACTAACAACAAGTAACGAATTTGTTCCATACATACGCACTTTTAATGGTAAGTTAATAGGTGCGGTATATAGATTTTCACCTTGAATATCTACCATGCCAACCGGTGAATTGGTTGATGACCTAATTGGATCAAGTTTATTTACCGGTATATGTTCCGGGTATGAAATATCAATTACTGCATCGCCCACGCCATAGTTATATCTTGTATTTGTTGCAAAAGTTAAGGTGTTACCAACAAGATTAATAACTTGTAACCATTCTTGTCGTGTCCAATCTGTTTCACAACGCAATGCAACAATCGAAGAAGGGCTAAGATTGGTAACATTATCAACTGTTGCTGTGTTCGTACCGGCTGGAATTGCAACGGTTACTCTTCTAGTCCAATTAGCGTAAAATCTTTCATTTGGATAATAACTCCCCCAAACTTCAAGATAACCCGGATTTGACCATTGTCCCTCTATACTCGATGTTGCCATAACGTTAGTAATAACAATCTGACTATCCTTTTCCGAAGGGATAAAGATTACAGACTCATGAAACTCGAATATTCCTTTTTTTGAATATTCACAAAATGTAAATGCTTTCAAATCTTGCATATATGACGTCATTTTATTTTTCCTCCCTTTTTTAAACTGGTAGTTTAGTTTTTGTCCAAACTACCAAATGACCTCCCTGCCAACTATGGGCGATCAACCCCTTAATTAACTAGGGTAAAATACCTGAAATTTGAGCGAATTTGGTTGCATCTGCTACCGCAAACCCAACTCGTTTTACCGCTCTAAAGCTAGTTCTATCATATGAGAAATCGTTATTATCTAAACCGACGGTAATCGTAATATCTGATCGATCACCAATATAAGCAGAATTAAAATCACCTACTATTGCATAAGACTCATTTAAACCTGCACCAAGATTGGTAGGAATATTGCCATCATAATAGACAGGTCTTCCGTCAATGGTTTCAGGAGATGAGCCAGCAGCCGGCGCCCATAGATATTGACCAGCAGCATCTTTAAGTTTCCTCAAAGTTGTGTGATCTCTAGGTGCAAATACGGTATCAATATCTTTACCATTGTTGGTTAATACGCTACCGATTGCATCAAAACAATCATCAAAATCAAGTGCTGCGCCCGATGGAATATTAACGATACCTGAGTTAATAATCCCTGTAATAGGATCGCCGGGGACACCCGCACCTTGCAAGAAGGCTAAATCTTCCTGATTTGCGATTACTTTTGCAAACATTGACATTAAAACTGAGTCAACGGCTGGGTTACTATCTGCAAGTAATTCATCAGATACTTTGATTAACATACAAAGTTTATATGCGTTAAGTGTTAATTGCTTGAAATTCAAGTCGCTTGGGGTTTTTTGCGCATTTTCATCGATCCAATATGCTGATCCCCCACCATCTACGACTGGCATATAAAGCACATTACTTGACATTGGCACGACTGAACATAGAGGGCGAATAATTGAGAAACTTGTTACTAAATCAATTAATTGAGTTGAATATTCAGGCGGGACAATAAATCCACCAAGATTTGGGACACCTTCGACCAATACTTTCTCATCTTTTTTAAATTGTAAATCATATTTCTTGGTTAAATATGGGTCTTTGGTTTTTACCCCTAATAACATTTCACCAAAAGAACGTTTTTTGTCGCCTTGTTCTTTAACAACACTTGGGAATTGCATTTTGCTATCAGTTGTTACCTTTGATAAAGCATCTTCGATCATCTTTTTGATATTTTCTTCCGAGGTTGCTTTATCCTCTTTTTTCTCCGGTTCTTTTGTTTCCGGTTCTTTCTTCTCAGCGAGTAATTCTTTTACAGAGCTGGAAATTAAATCTTTTAATTCTTTTTCCGCAAGGTTAATTTCCATGTCCTTGTCTTTTGTTTCTGTTGACATTGTTTTTCCTCCTCTTTTTGTAAAGCGTCTAAGACTTCGGTTAGAGCTTCTTGTGCCTTTCTTATTTTGCCTTCGTTGGCTTTTGAAAGCACTCTGCCGACTTTTGCATCTTCGGGTAAACCCGCTTGATGACTGTCGTTCTTGTTAAGCCCCTCACTATACGGCGATTTAAGGGTAAGTGCTGCACTATCAGCACCAACGCCCACCAGTGAAACCTCGAAAATCTTGGCTAAAGTTAAATTTTTAGGATTGTTTTCATCTTCATAAAACCACTGCCCACCTATAGATAAAGCTCGGCCATGACCTTCGTTATATACTGTGCGTGCATGTTTAACGGGGGGATAATCACTATCTGAAAATACTGCTTTAAACTTTAAACCAATATCATCCTCATAAATATGCCCGCCATATTTAGGATTAAATGAACCAGCAATATTACCTGTACTATTATTGTGATCTAGTAATAAAACAGGGTTTTTAACAAATTCTTGTAGTTCATAAACATAATTCCGTTTCTTTGAAAGCACTGTCGGCACATCACCGTATCTATCCTCACGGTTTTTAGTATTAGCATACCCTTCAATAAATACCCGGCCATCATCCATTTTGCCCGATTTAAAATCATTGATAGCAAACTGTTTATGCTGCATTTTGTCTGCGGCTCTACCCTCTCCCGGACGTTCTGCCCTCCGCATTTCTCCGCCACATTCAGGACATAGAATATCTTTACAATGTTGCTCACTTTCTAATTTATGCCCACACTCAATACACTCACAATTAAACTTCTTTATATTTTCATTTCCCATGTTATTTTCTCCTTCCGTTGCTTCTTCGATTTGTTCCTCTTCCGAGGCTTCCGTTGATGGTTCAAATTTAATATATTTAATATCGTGGTCTTTTAACCATTTCTTAGCTTCTGATACTGTAAATTTCTGGTCATCAAATCGATATGCTTGTATTACCATTGGATCATCTTCACCCGTTGCACCTTTAAGTTTCCCGATTATTATTCTGATACCGGTTTCAACGTCTTTACTTCTAAAAGTGCTATCGTCAAAGTCTTCTGGCTCTCGTATCCTTGCGCTATGTTCGTTTGGATAAGGTTTTAAACCCATATTTACCCCCTTTTTATCCTATTGCACCCAACGAAGGCACAAACGTTCCCGTATGATTTGGATGAAATTCAAGGCTATAGGCTTCGCTTATTGGTACGTTTGTTGCTCCGCACGCCCACTCTGGTTCAATCATTGTGCAACCAATAACATCTACAAACTTAACGCCTGCCTCGTCATATCCAAAAACAGCCCCCCGATCATAAGCGTAGGCACTCTCAGTTCGAGCTATCCTTACCGCCTCCCACCCTTCCCGGTTCTTCATTACGGATTTAACCCGGTTTTTAAGCTCTGTAATTGACTCGCCATTCGATAATCCCTCGTTCAATGAAGCATCTAACTGATTAAGCGTTGTATCGTTAATGCCTTTAATACGCTTACCCAATTTGTCTAATTGATCTTTTAATTTAGGGTTATCAAGCGGATTAGTAGGCTCTTCGGCCTGCATTATCCCTGATACATTGGAAAGTGAAGTAAGAGCTAAATTAACCGATATACTATCCATTGATTTTTGATAAGCAGCATAATCATCAGGATCATCAAACAATTCAGCAAAATTGATAGCCTTTATCCCATTAATTTTTAGCTTCTTCTCTTTATCCAGCTCGTCTAATTTCTCTAATATATTTTCGGTCTGCTTTTTAAAGTATTTCTTTGATGTATCTTTATACTTAACCCCGATCTTTTGCTTAGTTAAAGTAGCCAATTTAAGTAACGCTTGCTGTATGTTAACCGCTTTTTGCTGGTTAACCGATGTTAACTTCTTTTCTTCTGCGGGAGCTTCTTCTGCTTCTGGCTGTGAAGTTCCAATATAAGCACTAAGCTCTTTAGCTGGCTCTCCTGTTATCGGCATTAATGAGATAGGTAAATAGGTAGAGTCCATTGCCGGCTCATTAGGAATTAGAGGTAATTCAAGGTATTGCTCACGTGCTTCATTTAAGGTTATTATGCCTGTTTGTATACCCTTTGTTGCCAAGTCCATGTACATAGTTTCATCACGCTCAACCACTTCCTCAAATTCATAATGCCAATTCTCATTAAACAACTGCACTAATTTCATCGTAAGCATGTTTTGTAAGCGTACTAAGAAAGGCTTTAACGTATCTTTGCGGAAAGTATTCTCTTGCTCTTTTGTATTAGCAAAACTCGCATACTCTAATATCCCAGCCTTTGCCGGTGGCACACCGAATATTGAAAGTATCTCTTCACGAGTAAATTTCCTTTGCTCAAAAAAGGCCATATCTTGCTGGCTCAAGCCTAATTGAGTATATTTTGTGCCTTGTTCGAGCAACATTGGCCGTTGCATCTTCTTAAATCCAACATGCCGAGCTTCAAATTGTTTAGATAATCGCCTATAACTATCGTCATCTAACGTGCCTTCATTTTCGAGAATTGCTGCGGGAGTAGCTCCATGATTGAAGAAATTCCAGTTATAAGTAGATGCTGCTATCTCAGTATCATAAACAACCTTACAAGCCTCGATCTTGCCCATGCCGTAAAACTCATTACGAGGATTAGGTAGTTTTAAATGAATAATATCATCAATAGCAAACGGTATCTTTTCACCGTTCACCACATATTGATAACCTGCTATAAACTTAGTCTTGGATGGTATCACCTGCATATAATCTGGGCGCAATAAATACATCTTGGTCGGCTGTTTCTTCATATTAATTTCATCTTTTAAAATGTAGCAATTACCGGTAAGCCATAGATACCAAAGCAATGCCTCTTTAAACTCATACCAGCTCATCCACTCGTTAGGCTTATCAAATAATTTATCCAAAACAGGATCATGGATTTCGTTATCTTTTGTGTCATAAACATAGCCATCAGTCGTCGCTACGTTCTCGCCAACAATTGACACACACTTATAAACCCATGAAATAGTCTGCGCTGCGGATAAATAGCTATTATAATCAGTGAAATTACTCTGTGGATATAATTGCGACAATGAAATCGGCATAATGAAACTTTTTAAATCCTTGGTCGTCTTAGCAAATTTACTTTTAAGCGTATCTATCCAGCTCATAAATCCCCCCCTAGTCTTCTAACTGTTATTACCTTTGGTGAGCCTCCGCTCATTGTTGCCAAGGCTAAAGCCCAAACTTCATCATCATGTTTACCCGATGGGTGTGCATATCTCACTTTCTTTGAAGGCAAAATAGAACGCTGCAATGAATGTAGTTGATTAGTAAGGCTCATATCGTAGGGTATCTCGATCTTGTTATCTTGAAACAGCACCTTAAGATCAATAATCATCTTCTCTTTAACTGCATTAGTAAAAGTTATCCCGTTAACCCGTGAGCTGAATTTATTACACAAATCCTCGTAGAGCTTCTCGCCTACTCCGGTACGATCTGTATTGAGTTTAGTTATCTTGGCTTTCTGCATGGCTTCATAGATATACTCAAGCTGCTTGGTATAAGGCACACCATCCCATTTCTTTTTGTGTCTTAAAATTGCCTTATTGTGAGTCATTTCAACAATAGTGAATACTCCACTATCCTGTAATTTACCGGGGTCATACCCAGCAAATAGAGGGGATTTAAGCGCAGCCATAGACTCAAACGTCATATTAGTTAATGATTCATTCCAACATGCTTTAATAACCTCATAAGGAAAGAATGAGGTTGCATCATCTACAAATTGACACAAATACTCTTGTTGAAAGGCTTGCTCATCAGGGCTTAACGCTCGACAAGCCTCAGCATCTAAGGGTACGCCTTGCTTAATCGCTTCATAAATATTAATTTGCTTTTTAGCATATGTATTATCGCTATCCCAAAGCCTATAAAACTCGCCTAGCTTGCCAAATGGAGTCGAACCTATGATAAGCGTTCGTTGCTTATCTTTTCTTGATAACGAAGGTGTTAATGCAATCAACATTTCCCGGTCTTGTTTATAATGAGCAAATTCATCCATATAAATTTCATCAGGTGAATAACTTCTAACAGTAGCCGGGTTTTGTGGTAGTGCAATAAAACGTGAGCCATTAGATAAGCTAATCTCGGTGTGTTTATCTGTTACTGGCTCAACATGTTTAAGTAACAAAAATACTCTAATTTTATCAAGCCACTCACTAGCCTGACGTTCTCCGACTGACAAATACATAGCCTCAAAAGCGTCATTCTCTAGCCCCTTACCAAAAGCCCGCATAGCAAGCCCAAGCGAAAAACCAATCTGCCTCGACTTATTCCATAACTGTTTTGGCTCATTCCATGCGACTAATTCTTTTTGGAATTGATAAGCCACATTTATTTGATTATCAATCTTGGGTTCATTCTCAATTACTGTTGGCAAAATTTACCTCTTTGTTAATTCCTAACAACCTGTAAAATTCGATAGCTTCTTGTTGGAGTGTAACTTTGTGTTCAATCGGAGCTTTATGGATATATCCAAGTTCCTGCAATGAAGCAACTAATTCTTTTTGTACTTGCCAAGCCTTGTCCCAACGCCCTTGTTTATTTAATTCAATCTTTGATCTACTAGCCACCATGATTGTATCGGCAGCTAATTTTTTAACATCAAGCTCATCAACAAGATGAGTTAATTTCTTTTTATATTCAGCTTTTAATTGATTAATCCTTGATACCGAATAACCTAAATAATCAGCAATTTCGGGGGCATGATGTTTTCCTTGCTCAAACAAGAAAAAGGCTATATTCCTCTTGTCACTTACAGACAAATCTTTTAGAGATATTTTTTTATTTTTGATATACCTAAAAATTGTAGCTGCGCTTTTTGCCATAAATATTGCATCCTTTTAAGATTAAAAAGAGATATACGCCTCTACAATACGGCGGTTTAGGGGGTAATACTGCAATAGTCGTAGGAGCAAAGGGTCGTTATCGTTGGAATTTTAGGGGGTTATCGTTGGAGTAAATGGGGTTACCTGTTGGAATTAGTTAATCGTAACTCCCCTCCCGCTTATATTTTATAATAGCTTTATTATGCCTAACTGTAGCTTTATAACAACGCTTACAAAATACAGAATAATTCGTTTTCGGGCGTTTCTTACAATTCATACATAATTCAATTTTTTGGTCATCTTTTCTTCGCATGATCCACCAATATTTCAAATAGTTCAAAAGCATTAATATTGATATCTCTTAATATTGGCCATATCTCCCGACCTATATAGTTTTTAATCTTTTCATGTTTAATTTTGGCTATACAATTCTTAATTACTTTTGAGATAAATCTTTCGTCTTTATCTAAAACTTTAGCTGCATTTCTCATTGATGGCCGTTTGAAATGTCTATAATTCTTTAGCCCATATACACAACAAAAAATCTTACGTTCTTCTAGGGTTAATAAATCCAAAATCTCGTCAATAAAAACTCGCTTATCATTGTTTAATAATTTCCATCCAAGTTCCAGCTCAATATTCTGCTTGCTTCTTTTTGCCATGAATTTACCTACCTAATAATTGCATTATTCTTGCGAACCATTCTTTTGATATTGCCTCCCATGTTATTTGAGTAACCCATTTATAGGCTTTTTCTCTGATTTCAATAAATGCTTTCTGATCTACTTTGTCATAAATCATTTTCATTTTTGATGCTAAATCATTGGTATCAACCAATGGTCTTATCCGGTAAAAATCCTCATGCAAACATAGAGTATTATTGCAGTTAACAAAAATAGAGCGGTTTTCTGCGCCTATCTCTTTAAGGCTTGAATGAGGCGGAATAGTCGTTAATGTTTTGGTTGCCATTGCTTCCGTGATCGTTAATCCCCACCCCTCACCCATTGTGGTTGTTACAAAAAGGTCAGCACAATTATATATTTTATTAAGTGTTTCAACCGGACAACCTTTTATAATATTTATATTATCTGCAATCTTAATGCCTAAAGGGTTGCCATATGCTTTAACCATCTTGTGTAAATCACCGCCAATATCCACATCTCGGCAATGCAAATAAAGCATTGAGTCTGGACACTCCTTTTTAAACTTAGCGTAAGCCTCTATTGTATGCGCTAACATTTTACGAGGCTGATTACGATTAACGTTAATGATTAAAAAAGTATCCGGGTCTATCCCAAAATATTCATTGCGAAATTCAAGCAACTCTTTACGATCAATCGGATAAAAATTATTTGTATCAATACCATGATAAGCAAACCCAATCCGCTCAGTCATTTCTCTAAGCAATAATTTTTGTATTTTCTTATTCGGGCATTGGTTTAATATTTCATCAGTTAATATTTTGAGCGATTGGAAATAGCCATATTGGGTATAAAAGAAAGTAAAATCTGCTTCCCTTACCGGGTCAAGCTCCCAAGGAAACAATTGACCATCAATCGGAGTATAAATCATCCATTTAACATCCTTTTGGAATTTAAGTTTAGCCTTATCGATCGCATTTCTGATTGAATTTGTGCAACCGTGCTTTTGTGTAATAAGATTTTGAAGGTCTGAGAAGGTTATAACTAAATCAAAATGCTCGTTTATAATTAAATTAATAAGTTTTTTGCGGCCAAACATGTCGTTTTCTCGGTTATTCCCGGCTGCAATTAATTTATAAGGCATTTCATAACCAACAAATAAATCAATTAATGGCTCCTCAAAATACTGTACGCCTAATACTGTGATTTCAAATTCGCCAGTAGCTTGAAGATGTTTTAAAATATTCCTAGATACTACGCCAAATCCCGTATTAGCAGTCGGGCTATCACCATACCAAAGCAGTTTTATTTTCTTTTTTATTGGCTTATTTTTGTCTTCGGTTAATCTGGTTAAGATAGGGTTTTCTCCAAGCTCCTCTATGTTTGCTTGAGGAGTAAATAATTTTTTGCCAAGCGCATAGTCCTCATCACCAGCTATACCTTGATTTTTAGGAATAATATTATCTTTTACTTTTTTCTTTTTCTTAGGCCGTCCTCGTTTCTCTTTAGCTTTTTTTACTTCTGGCATTACTACTTGCTTGAGCATATCTTCGGACTTTATTATTTTTTCGCTCATTATTAATTCTCCTCTCTTTTTATAAATAATGTTCCATAAACGTAATATCGCTAATGCTTAAATAATAAATCCCCTCTATGAATCCAATTATAGCCGGGATAAAAGTCCAACAAAAAAAAAGATAAATTATCCCCCAAATAATCGAACCCATGTAAAATTTATGAATACCAACTCCCCCCAAAAAAATCGCTAACAATGCCGCAACCAATCTGCTTTGACTCTTCATTTTAATGACTCCTCCCTTTTATTAGGTGAAAATTATCATTCATAAAACAAGGTATAAATCCCGCCCACTTCTTAAAAAATCTTTGTGTATTAAAATCTATAATTGCCTGTTCTTGGGTAAGTTTGGGATTATATTGCATATTGTCTGCAAAATACTTTTTTAATGTTTCGTCTTTCTCGCACCATTCACTAAAAGATAAAATAGCCCAATCACTTATCGCAGTAATGCCGCCTCGATGAGCAAATTCAATACCAACTACAGCATTAACATATCTTGCCCGTAATGAGGATAGGGAAATATCATAATCGTAAATATGATGGCATTTATAACCCTCATCAAATCCACCAATTTTATCTAACAATTCACGCCGACAAATTAATACAGAGCCATCAAGAAACGTGGCCGGTTTATAATCAGTTATTCGTCGTCCATGCACTTCGGCCGAATGTGAACCTTCCCATTCTTTTAAATTACTCATAAAGCCAACACGTGCGCCCTCTCGCCCAGCTCCCCGGCTACCTGCAAACCCAATAATCCCCACTTTCCTTTTGAATTTTTTCTCAATATCATTGATTGTTGCTAAAACCCGCTTATCCCAATCTTTCTCAAAAATACAAATATCGTTATGAAGAAACGCAACAAAATCAGCTTTACTAGATTTATAAATTTGATTGTATCCTTTATAAATCCCCTCGTTTGATTCATTCCTGATAAAATTAGCACCTATTGACTCAGCATAGCCTTTTATATCATCCACCTTTGATCCATTATCAAGAATGATCGTGTTTCGTTTCTCTGATAAAGTTTCCTCAAGGCTTTTAATAATCTTTTTTAAAAACTCTAACCTATTGATTACCGCTATTCCTATATCAATACTCATTTTTTAACTCCTTCTACAATAATGTGTAAACTTTGAGGCTTAACTACTTGCACATTAACCTTTAATTCAGTCAAAATGTTTCTAATATTCTCAGGAGTAAAACCCATAAGATGTTTATTTTCAGGATAATCTTGTGCGCCATAAAGAATATTTAAACCAGTTGCATAATCACGTTTACGGATACTATCAAAAGCTACTAATAAATTCGGAACGATTATTCGGATCGTCCCACCCTTTTTTAAAACTCGTAACCATTCAATTAAAGTCGCATAAGTTTCACGGTGTGAAATATGCTCAAGGCAATCGTGCGACTCTATATGGTCAAACCTTCCATCAGAAAACGGTAGCTTGCGACAATCCGCTATAATATCAACCCCCGTGCCTTCTCTAATATCAAGATTAAGAAAATCAGCCGGACAATCAGCACCACACCCAATATTAAGTTTTTTTAGTTCGTCAAGATTTCTCATTATTAAGCTCCTTTAAATTTTTTCCACAAACAGGACAATAAAATATTCTTAACATTGAAGCATCTTCGTTTAAACCATCTCCGCAACCTTCTGTATCAAGATAATATTCCGTTGATTCTATATCTCGCATAAATTCAAAAGGAAAACTATTATCTTTAATATTCTCGCAACCAAAACATTTATTTCCCATTTTTAATCTCCTTAATTTTATTTTTTAAATAATTTATATTGTCATCTGCTACTAATGAGCAAAGAGGTTTAGTTTCCGACAACCCTTTGTAATTATTCATTAACTTAGTTATTTCATCTTCCCCCTTCCCCATTGCCCTAGCAAAAACCAAACCATGATATCGACTTGTTATAATTTGCTTACAATCCTTAATCATTCGTGCAGCCTCAAATGGGGTTACAATTCGACGATCATTTAACATGCTATGAATTTGCAATCTGGTACAAAGCTGCATAATGATATAATTATCTTCACTAGACAGGGCTAATAAATAAGTTTTCTCATTTATGTATTGTTGAATCTCTGCTAAATACTCTTCAAATCCGTATAATTGTTTATTAGGAATGATTACCGTTTCGATATTATCAGCAATCTGATAATTTGATGGCTCAATTAAATATCCTAAATCAGGTAAAACAATCGGGTTTATATTGTCTGATAACTCTTCCAAGACTTTACCATCAACCGCCGATCGAATTGTTATTAGTTCTGCCTTTTCAAGATAAGGTTTCCAATTAACAAGCGAAGCAGCTAATTTTTTATAATCTTGGTTCGCCAAATCCTCTCTAAACGTTGGCGTCCTAATTTGTATACCGCATGAGATAAAAAAGAATGGTATCCCTTTTTCGATAGCCATATCCAAATACTTCTGCATATAATAAAAATGGTCAGTATCATTATCATAAATTAAACCTCCACCACCGATAACTAAATAATCCACTTGATCCATATACCGAATATCCGGATATGGGCTGTCGAAAATAAGCTCAAACTCATCACTTAAATATTTATCAAAGATATACTTATAAAAATCGTCACCTAAATTGCCATAACCGGAAGCTCCAGCAAACATTATTTTTTGCTTAATTGCCATGTTTCTATCCCTTCCTCCTCATTAATCTTTAATGGTTTAAATCCCTGAGAAGTAAACAATTTTTTACTAGCTTCATTTGTTGTTTTAATTTCAGCAATCAACTCTTTCCCTTCTAATTTGCCAATCAACAAAGCCAATGCTTGTTTCCCAAAACCATTACCCCGATGAGTAGTTTTAATTTTTATTCCTACTTCACATTTATTTTCATCAAGTGGAATAGCATTAACATATCCAAGAATCTCATCCTCATAGAAAATCATATATATTTTTTCATTGCCGGGCTTAATCTTGGTTAAGAAAAAATTAACCACATCTGGTTCCCTTATTTCCTTATCATTCTTAAGGAATTGTCGGCAATCGTTCCTCGTTTCATACATGCCTTTTACATATCTTGGAAACAGTTTGTTAAATTCTCTTAGTTCAATCATTATAATTTCCTCCCAAATTCTTTTATTCGATCAATGATATACATCTGCTCAATTTCAGTTAATGATGGATAACACGGCAAAGATAATAATTTCTTCCATTCTCGATCAGCTACCGGACAATCAGGATTAGGTTGATTTAAGAAAGGATATTTATCATGATATTCAAATTGATACATTGGCCGATAATGCACACCAGTTGCGACCCCCTTTTCTTTTAAAAATAAATTTAATTTATCTCGGTGTTCAGTACGGATTGCATAAATATGACTTGCTGATATAACGCCTTCTTGTTTCTTAGGGGTTCTTATCCAATCTTCATTTGCCAATTCTCGATTATAAATATCTGTTATTTCTCGGCGTCGTTCGTTTCCAGCTTCAAGTTTATCTAGTTGCACCAATCCTATTGAAGATGAAATATCATTTGCGTGCATCTTATAACCAATATCATCAACCTCATATTCCCAACCATAAACCGTTTTATCTTCTGCCGTATCATTTCGTTCAAATGTACTTTTAGAAATTCCAAACCATCGCTGTTTTCTTATCTTTTTTGCAATTTCATCATCATTAGTGCAAACCATTCCGCCATCGCCACAAGCAAGGTTTTTAACAGCATGAAATGAAAAACAACTAATTATGCCAAACGATCCGGCATAATATTTATTAGGGTGAGCATCAATATAAGTTCCACAAGCATGAGCGCAATCTTCAATAATAAAATCATCTTTTATATCACCCATAGCCAAATTACCATAAAGCTGTACCGGGATAATAATGGCTTGCTTAATTTGCTTTTCTTCTTTTATACGTTCAACCGATTGAGTATCAATGGTTAAATAATCTTCTTCAACATCAGCAAAATAAACCAAACGTCGCTCATATATAGGCGCAAATGCAGTCGCAATAAAAGAAATTGCTGGCACTATTACAGGTAATTTCGGCAAAGCATTAACAGCTAATTGCAAAGCTGCGGTACAAGAATTAACTGCTATTGCGTGTTTAACTCCTATATAAGCAGCAAAATTTTCCTCAAATTCTTTAGTTTTGGGGCCAAGCCCCCACCATTTACTTTCTATAACCTCTTTTACTGCTTCTGCTTCTCTCTCGTCAGAATTAGGCCGGAACAACTCAATTGATATTGTCATTTTATTTATCCTTTCAATCTTAATTTTCTCCTAATGCTTTCATAACAAATGTTTTTTTCAATCTTAATATTTCGTTTATCTTTTC